AACTAAATCTGAGATACAACAACCTCTGGCGGCAAAAATCATTATTGATACCCTTACAAAAGTTAAGGAGTCAACTCTTGATGGGGCTGAATTTGTACAAGAAAAATCTATGAAATTTTGTAAACAACAAGAGTTACAAAAAGTAATGGTTAAAGCTCAAAAAATCATCGACACCGGTGAGTTTGAGAGTTACGACACATTAGAAGAGATGGTAAGTAAAGCTCTTCAAGTAGGGGAGCACGATAAAGGGACTGAGAGTGTTTTTAGTAACTTAGATGAGGTTCTAAACGAGGATTATCGTCATCCAATACCAATGGGTATTCCGGGGATAGATAGACTCTTAAAAGGTGGTTTAGCGAAGGGTGAAATCGGTGTTGTTTTAGCACCAACCGGTGTTGGTAAATCTACTTTACTGACAAAAATCTCAAATCACGCATTTAATTTGGGATACAATGTTTTACAAATATTCTTTGAGGATAACCCAAAGATTATTCAACGTAAGCACATTACCTTATGGACAAAAATACATCCGGATGAATTGTCTATAAGAAAAGATGAAGTTATGGAAAAAGTTAAAGCAGTTAAGGAAACGATGACTAACCAACTTATCCTTAAAAAACTACCATCTGATACCGTAACGATGATGCAAATTAAGAATCAGATTAGAAAAATGATGTCTGAAGGAATCAAAATTGATATGGTATTATTGGACTACATTGACTGTGTGGTTCCGGATAAAAACTTGGGAGATGAATGGAAATCTGAGGGTTCAGTAATGAGAGGGTTTGAGGCTATGTGTCACGAATTGGATATCGTTGGATGGACGGCGACTCAGGGTAATAGAAGTTCAATATCTTCTGATGTGGTAACTACCGACCAAATGGGTGGTTCCATCAAAAAAGCACAGGTTGGACACGTAATCATTTCCGTGGCTAAATCTCTACAACAAAAAGAAATGAAACTAGCAACGATTGCAATTACTAAATCACGTATTGGTGATGATGGGGTTGTATTTGAAAATTGTAAATTCGATAATGGTATGTTAGATATTGATACTGAGAGTTCAGTAACATTCTTAGGGTTAGAAGAACAAACCGAAGAAAGAAATAGACAGAGAATCAAAGACTTGTTAGACAAGAGAAAAGAAAAACAACAAAATCAAAATTAAAAAAAAATGGAAGAAAAAATATTAAAAGAAAATCCGAATAGATTCGTGATTTTCCCAATTGAGCATAATGATATTTGGGAGTTTTACCAACAACATCAAGCGGCATTTTGGACGGCAGAAGAAGTAGATTTATCTAATGATATTAGAGATTGGGAAAATTTAACTGATAACGAAAGATTCTTTGTGAAGAATGTATTATCATTCTTTGCGGCATCTGACGGAATTGTTAATGAAAACCTTGCTGAGAATTTCTTAAAAGAAGTACAATATCCGGAAGCTAAGTTTTTCTACGGGTTCCAACTTATGGCTGAGAATATTCACTCTTTAATGTATTCATTATTGATAGACACTTATATTTCAGATGCTAATGAGAAAGACGAATGTTTCCACGCAATTGATAAATTACCTGCGGTTCAAAAGAAAGCAAAATGGGCTTTGAATTGGATTGAGAATTCAACTTTTCAAGAAAGATTGATAGCTTTTGCGGCGGTTGAAGGTATCTTCTTCTCAGGTTCATTCTGTTCAATATTTTGGTTGAAATCAAGAGGGATTATGCAAGGATTATGTAACGCTAATTCATTGATATTCAAAGATGAAAACTTACATTGTGACTTCGCAATTCATTTGGTTAATAATCATTTAGAAAACAAACCAAGTGAGAAAAGAATTAGAGAAATCTTATTATCGGCTTTGGAGATTGAGAAAGAGTTCATCACAGAATCTATTCCAGTATCATTAATTGGAATGAATTCAAATTTAATGAAACAATACCTTGAATTCGTTACCGACGGGTTATTAGTTAAATTTGGATGTAAAAAACAATTTAACGTAGAACAACCATTTAAGTTTATGGAACAGATTGCTGTTGAGACAAAGGGTAATTTCTTTGAGTCAAGAACTATGGAGTATCAAAAAGCTAAATTGGGAGAGTCATTAACATTTACAGACGATTTTTAATATGATGTCATTGAAGATAAGAAAAAGAGGGGGGGACGAAGTTTCGTTCAACCCTCAAAAAATTTACAATAGAGTTAAACGAGCGGCAAGAGGGTTAAACGTAAATGCTGATGAGGTATTTATTAAGGTGATTACTTCGGTTCCAACTGAGGGTGTTATTACAACCAAAGAGTTGGATAAATTGGTTTACGAGATTGCTGCGGCATATACCGGAAGTCATCACGACTACTCAAGATTAGCGTCTTCGGTAGCGATATCTGCATATCATAAAGAAACTGATGAAAGTTTCTGTAACACAATGCACACATTACACGTTGATGGTATCATTAACGATAAGTTAATGGAAACTATTGAACTATATGGTGCAGAAAATATTGATTCTGTAATTAATCACGAGAATGATTATAATTTTGATTATTTTGCGTGGAAATCATTACAAGAAATGTATTTGTTAAAAACTCCTGAAGGTAGAGTAATTGAAAGACCTCAACATATGTATATGAGAGTGGCTTTATGGGTTACTAAATCATTTGAAGAGGCTGTAGAATATTACAATTCATTGTCAAATCAACTTATATCTCCGGCAACACCAATTATGATTAATGCGGGAACTAAAACACCTCAACTAGCGTCTTGTGTATTGAAATACAATCACGGAGATTCAAGAGAGGGGTTATTACAAACCTTCAACGATATTTCAACTTATTCGTCTGATGCCGCTGGTATTGGATTATGTATGTCTAATGTCCGTAGTAAAGAAAGTCGTATTAACTCATCAGGAGGATTTGCGGGCGGTTTATTGAAATACTTAAAGATTGTTAATGAAGGGTTAAGATTCTTCAACCAACAAGGCAGAAGACCGGGAAGTGCAGCTATCTATATTGAACCTTGGCACAAAGACATTATTGATTTACTTGATATCAAAAAGAATACAGGTGCTGAAGAGTTAAGAGCAAGAGATTTGTTTACTTCTATATGGTTACCGGACAACTTTATGAATGCGGTTAAAGACAATAAGGATTGGTATTTGTTCTGTCCTAATGATATCTTAAAAGCGGGTATCAAACCATTACAAGAAACTTATGGTGACGAATATGAAGAGAACTACAACAAAGCGGTTGAACTTGGACTTGGTAAAAAAGTAAAAGCTCAAACAATTTGGAATAAAATTATTGAATCTCAAGTTGAAACAGGTGTTCCTTATTTATGTTCTAAAGATAGTGCAAACAGAAAAACTAATCACCAAAACATCGGGGTGATTAAACAATCTAACTTATGTAACGAGATTTACCAATATACTGATGAGAACACCACAGCTATTTGTACGTTATCATCTATGGTATTGAAAAACTTTATTGTTAAAGGTGAGTTTGATTTCAAATTACTTTATAGTGAGGTTAGAAAAGTTGTTAGAGCACTTAATAAAGTTGTTGATATCAATAGTTATTCAACTGAACAAGGTAGAAAAGGTGGGTTAGAACAACGAGCAATTGCTATAGGAACACAAGGGCTTGCTGATGTATTCTATTTAATGGATTACATCTTCACATCGGAAGATGCAAAAAAGTTAAATAAAGAAATCTTTGAAACAATATACTTCGCGGCAATCACCGAGAGTATGGAATTATGTAAATCAGGGGAATACAAACCATACGAATTCTTCAAAGGTTCACCAATGTCAAAAGGGATATTCCAATTTGATATGTGGGGATTAGATTACGAAGGATTAAGTAGAATGTGGGATTGGGACTCACTTAAATTAGAAGTTTCCAATCACGGGGTTTGTAACTCGTTATTCACAGCTCAGATGCCGGTGGCGTCTTCTGCTAAAATTACAGGTTCATTTGAGATGACAGAACCGGCTCACTCGGCATTATTTAATCGTCGTGTAGTTGGTGGGGAAATTTTAATTGTTAACAAATACTTAATTACTGATTTTGAGAAAGTAGGTATTTGGTGTGAGGATTTGAAAAATGAAATCATTATGAATGAAGGTTCAGTTCAAAATATTAACTTTAATCATTATCTTGATGTTGAAGATAAAAATTACAACAAAAAAGTTAAGAGAATTGAACATTTAATTCCAAAGTATAAAACAATTTGGGAGATATCTCAAAGAGAACTTATTGATATGGCGGCTGACAGAGCACCATTTATTGACCAATCACAATCGATGAATATCTATATGTCAAACCCAACATTATCAAAAATTTCATCATCACACTTCCACTCTTGGGGTAAAGGATTGAAAACTCTTTGTTATTATGTTAGAACAAAGGCGATATCAACCGGAGCAAAACACTTGGCGGTGGATATCTCAAAAGTAGGTCAACCAAAATCAATTGAGAAACCAACAGTTGATTTAACACAAAAACCAACAGACACCGAATTTGAATGTTTCGGATGTGGTTCTTAATAAGAATATAAATCACGGCTTAGGTCGTGATTTTTTATTTTGGGGGTATTTATAAAAAATAATCACGACACTATATTTATAGTTATGGCAGATGGACTTACTTATGGTTTAACTTTTCCCTTCAGAGATTCTTTTGATGGGAAATATTTGGACTTATCAGATTATAACGAACAAGAGATTAGGTCAAATTTGATTCATCTTTTATTATCAAGAAAGGGTAGTAGATATTATTTACCTGATTTTGGTACAAGATTGTATGAATTTATTTTTGAACCTTTGGATGGACCAACATTTTCAGATATTGAATCTGAAATTAGAGAGGCGGCCGAAGTTTATTTACCCGGTATTACAATAACAAATATTAGTATTACAGCTGCTTCAGATGGTGAAGAAGATAAGGGTAGTTACATAAATGATAATGATGAGAGAGTTTTTAGAGTTCCAAATATCTCAGATAACGAACATACAGCAAAAGTTAAAATAGACTACACCGTAAATAACGATGTATTCAACAGTAGTGACTTTGTAATTATTAATATATAAAATTATGGCAAATAAAAAAATATCCTATACAACTAGGGACTTCCAATCGATTAGGACTGAGTTAATTAACTTTACTAAAACGTATTATCCTGATACCATCCAAAATTTTAATGATGCGTCGGTGTTCTCAGTATTATTAGATTTGAATGCTGCGGTTACTGATAACTTACAATTTAATATTGACCGAAGTGTTCAAGAAACAGTGTTACAGTATGCACAACAAAGGTCATCAGTATTTAATATTGCAAAAACGTATGGATTAAAAGTTCCGGGGATGAGACCATCGGTTGCGTTGGTTGATTTCTCAATTACTGTACCTGCGTTTGGTGATAAAGAAGATTTAAGATATTGTGGGATATTAAGACGAGGTTCTCAGGTCAATGGTGCGGGTCAGGTTTTTGAAACTGTATATGATATTGATTTTGCTTCACCAATAAACGCTGAAGGATTTCCGAATAGATTAAAAATACCTAATTTTGACTCTAATAACAAATTATTAAATTATACAATAACTAAAAGAGAAACTGTTGTTAATGGAACAACTAAAGTATTTAAAAAGGTTATAACTCCAAATGATGTTCGTCCTTTTTATGAGTTATTCTTACCTGAAAAAAATGTTTTAGGGGTTACTAGTGTATTATTAAAAGATAGTACTCAATATAGTAATATTCCTTCGGCTCAAGAATTTTTAGGTTTAAATAATAGATGGTATGAAGTTGATGCGTTAGCTGAGGATAGAGTATTTGTTGAAGACCCAACTAAAGTGTCGGACGCTCCGGGAATTAAAGTTGGTAAGTATATTCAAACAAGTACAAAGTTTATTACTGAATTTACTCCTGAAGGTTTCTTAAAAATGACTTTCGGTGGTGGTAGTCAATCGGCTGATGAACAATTAAGAGAATTTGCGAGAGACGGATTCCAATTAAATTTATATAAATATTCAAATAACTTAGCGTTAGGTAGTACTTTAAAACCTAATACAACACTATTCGTTCAATATAGAGTTGGTGGTGGTACCGGTAGTAATATTGGGGTTAATTCCATCACACAAATAGGTACGGTATCATTCTTTGTTAATGGTCCGTCTGAAAGTGTTAATACTACCGTTGTTAATTCATTAAGATGTACTAATGTTACTGCGGCAATCGGTGGAGCTAATTTCCCAACAACTGAGGAAGTAAGAAATTTAGTATCGTATAATTTTTCTGCTCAAAAAAGAGCGGTAACAGTAAACGATTATGATTCTATAATTAGAACGATGCCATCACAATTTGGTGCTCCTGCAAAAGTTGCAATAACTGAAAACAATAATAAAATTATTGTTCAGATGTTATCGTATGATGATTCCGGTAGATTAACTGAAGTGATATCAAATACTTTGAAAAATAATGTTGCAAATTACTTATCAAACTATCGTATGATTAATGATTATGTGTCAATACAAAGTGCAAATGTTATTGATTTAAGTTTTAATGTTGATGTTGTTTTGGATAACACTCAAAATCAAGGAACGGTTATATCTCAAATTATTACTATTGTTTCGGAATATTTTGACCCGTTAAACAGACAAATGGGTGAAAATGTTAATATATCTGAATTAAGAAGATTAATACAAAGCGAGAACGGTGTTATTTCATTATCCGACATTTTAATTTTTAATCAAGTTGGGGGACAATATTCATCATCACAAACATCTCAAAGATATATTAATAATACTACAAAACAAATTGGGTTGATAGACGATACTATATTTGCGGAACCAAATCAAATATATCAGATTAAATATCCAAACAAAGATATTAATGTTAGGGTTAAAAATCTTAAAACCGTTAATTTTTCTTGATAATATTGTATGATTCCACTATAATTAAAAGATGGAAACAATTAATCATATTATAGAAGTAATAAAGGGTAATAATGGGACTTGGTTCCAAGCAATTTTTAATGGTTTAATTTTAAATATTAGATTTATAGTTGGATTATTAATATTTATTTTTTTTGTTAAAAAAACAAAAAAATTAAAATTTTTAGAGTTTTTAATTTTTTTATTTTCAGGTCTGTTATTGATTAGTGAATGTCGTATGTTTTTTGATAGACGAGAATTAGAAATGATACATCACGAAGTTAAATATTTTGATAAAAATACTGAAAATTTAATAATTGTTGTTCAGGGGGCTAATAACCCGTTTATGGATGTTGTTAAATATAATGAAACACAAGTTGACTTCACTAAATCACGAGACTTTGATGGGTTAGGTATTATTGAAAGTGATTTAGATAATAAAACAAATAAGGTTATTACTTATACCGGTACACATAGTTATACGTTAACACCTGAAGATGTTTATGAAAATGTCTATTATTATCGTTTATTTAAACCAAAAGGTAAAATAATATTAGTAGGTCACAGTATTGGAGGTTATAATATTACTCAAGTATTAGATAAATTATCTGAGAAAAATGTTTTTGTTGATTTAGTGTTATTTTTAGATAACGCTAATAAATTACATAATAACTTTAATTATAAAGTCAAATCAAATGTGGGGTGTGTAATTAATTTTACATCAGTAAAATGGTCTGATAATATGTATTTTTTCACCAATTCCGGTGGGATTGTTACGAAATATAAAACTAATAATCTAACAAATATTATTAATTTAAAAATACCTAATACTACTCATACGAGTATAGACAATAAAATACCTCAAGATATATCAATTATTATAAAAAATTTTATAGAAAATAATTCAGACCCAATTGACTTCACTAAGAAATATAAATTTTAATCATAATTTATTTTGAATAATTATTAATTATCTTTTAAAAATAGTGTATAAACTATTTATTAAAAAAGATAAAATATGTCAAAATCGTATAGAATAAGAACTCAACCCGGTGTGGATAAGTCAGTTAAGGTTTTAATTGACCAAGAGTTTGATTATTTAGAGATTCTCTCCTTAAAAATATTACAAAGTGATATCTACACAAGACAATGTGCCGATTATGGTGTTATTGTTGGACGTGTTAGTGTAAATAATGGTTTTGGTCTTCCAAACGTTAAAGTTTCAGTATTCATACCTATTGATAGTCAAGACCAATCTGACCCAATCATTTCAGAATTATATCCTTATAAATCGTTATCTGATGTTAATGATGATGGTTATAGATATAACTTACTTCCTTATGTTAAATCCTATAGTGCTCACGTGCCAACCGGTACTTTCTTTACCAGAACCGATGTTTTAACAAATCCAACACTTATTCAGGTTTATGATAAGTATTATAAGTATAATGCAATCACAAATGATAGTGGTGATTATATGATATTTGGTGTTCCTGTTGGTGCTCAAACTGTTGTAATTGATGTTGATTTATCGGATATTGGTGAATTTTCATTATCACCACAAGATTTAATTAGAATGGGGATTGCTACGGAATCACAAGTATCGGGACCAAATTTTAGAGCTTCCAATAATTTAAGAGAATTACCACAAATTATTACTGTCAATAGAACTATTGAAGTTGAACCATTATGGGGACAACCGGAAATTTGTAATTTAGGAATTACAAGAACAGATTTTGATTTAAGTGCGGAAGCAAATGTAGAAATTAGACCAACATCAATTTTTATGGGGTCAATTATTTCAGGACCTAATAGTGCGGCTGTTTCAACAGGATGTAGACCAACAAACAAATCGGGTCATTTGTGTGATTTAACGACAGGTCCTGGTGATATTTTAGCAATTAGACAAACAATTTTTCAAGACAGTGATGGTAGACCTATTTTAGAAAATTTTAGTTTAGAAAATGGTGGTAAAGTAATTGATGAAAATGGTACTTGGTTAATAGATGTCCCAATGAATTTAGATTATTATGTTACTAATGAATTTGGGGAACAAGTTTTGTCTAATGACCCGGAAAAAGGAATTCCAACAAAAGGTAAATATAGATTTAAAGTAAAATGGTCTCAATCACCATCATTAAGTGAAACAACTAGAAGGGCTTATTTTTTAATACCAAACATTAAAGAAAATAGAATCCCAAATCATACAGAAGAATCTTATGCTTTTAGTGTTGATTGGTATGATTATGCTTATAGTGGAGATTCAAGTTTTAATCAAATTATTCAAGAAGCGATAGATTGTGAAGATAGATTTTATATGATGCAGTATAATAAAGTATATACTGTTTCTCAATTTATTAATGGAATTAGAAAAGGTAGGGGGTTTGAACGATATATTGGTATTAAAAATATATTAGATGAAACTTGTGTTGGATTAAATAATAGATTCCCGACTAACGATGGTAATTTTAGGTTTGATATTATATACATAATTTTTATGTTTTTCAGTATCATACTAACACCTGTGTTTTTTGTTTTAATACTTGTGATGCACATTTTATATTTTCTAATTTATTTAATCCGAGAGTATTTAATTTGGATATTTATAGGTTGGGCTGCGTATCAAGCGATTAACGCTGGTATTCAAGCGGTGGCGTGTTATCCGGCCTTAGGTTTGATAGTTGGGTTTTTATTGTTAGCGGCATTTTATGTTGGGCTTGGAATCTTTTTTGAATGGCTTAGAAAAGAATTAAATAAAATGGATTTAAGTGGTGTTAAAGTACCAATACTTACTTATCCTGAATGTGATTTATGTAGATGTAGTCCAGAGTCTTCAACAGATTCTAACGGAACTGATGAAGATGGTTCAGGTGCGGACGCATTACAGAATGCGTCCAATAAAGTTAATCCTTGTGAGACAATTGTTTCTGATGACCGTGTGACTTCAGTTAATCTTTCTCCATCTATTGTACCATTATTTAATAATGGAACATTTAGGATTCCTACAAGAAATCCTGATAATCCAACAGGTTATATTGCAGAATGGGCACAAATTTACTCTCAAGAATTATCCGGATTAATATACGATTATCAATATGCTTCAGTTAATATTGGTGCACCATACTTAACTATAAGTCAAACCCAAAACTACGAAAGAGAAATCTATACAACAAATATACCAATGGCGGATAGAATTAACTTATTTAATGTTAAGGCAAAATATTTTAATGGTACCGCAACACCTTTTCCCGATACTAATAATGCTAATCCAGGTGGGGGGGTTAATATTATTAAAGTTAGTTTTGAACCAACTTCATCTAAATTTCATTTTGATAATACTACAGTATTGATTTGTGATAAATCGACAGTTAAAAAATTAAAACCAGGTCAATTAATATCATTTCAAAATCCAGCGATTAGTAAGGATATAAATATGACAAAAGGTGTTTTGAATGTGTATGGTAATAACGCTATTACTGGATTTACAAAAACAGGTGATGCAAATATTATAATTAATTATGCAAATCCTGATGGGACAGGTAATGTTAGTACGCCAGTTGTTTATAGTGTTAACATTACGGGTACCTCAAATAATTTTCATAAATTTCCAACAGACGTTGAATATTTTCAAGTAATAACTGCGATGACTTATAATCAATTTAGTGGTCAATGTAGTAACCAATTAGGGAGTGATTCACTAAATAATAGATATATTGCTAATACAACTATTATTAGCCAAAACTATAGTGAGTCCAATTTCAGTGTAAACATACGAGACAATCAGACTTTAACTCCATTAACTTTTATACAAGATTATGGAAATATTTGTGTTTTAATATTAAACCGAGGTGTTGACCCATATACACCTAAAGTTCCAATATCATATGAGTTAGGAAGATTATTTGGATATAATAATTACAATTCAGTTAGTATTAGTGGTTTGTATCATATGAATATTCCTATTCAAGGGTCGTTTAAAAATATTAGTCATTTAAGTGGTGATTATCCACAAACAACTGTTAGTGGAGTTACCGCTGGTAGTAATATAGGGGTGAATTCGTATAGTAATAATACTCCTGTGACCAATCAAAAATTATATTTTGAATCGTTTTCATATTATCCTGAGGTTGATACAATACTTGGTGAATTAACAGGTTATACCGGAGGACAACCTTTTGTATATACAGGGGCGGTTAATTCAGGTTATTCATCATTTACTTCAAATTTGATTAGTTATTATTCTAGTATGGATAATGGGTCATTTAATACATATGCTCCTTCGTGTGGAGGAGTGATTGATAATGTTGTGGGTAGAATTAATCCTAATGTTGCATTTCAAACTCCACAAGGATTACGTGTTTCTTCTAGTAATAGGTTTAGTTGGAGGATTTATAATGATACAGCATTTGTATTTGTTGGGTCACTTATTTTTGGTCCTTATGATGTAAATAATTTGAGTGCTGGTATTAATTATTTACCAAATACGGGACTTAATCAGGGATATTTTAGACAGGAAATTATTGAAGGTGGACCTATTATGTATACAAATTTAGACCTTTTTGAGAGAGGTGACCAAAGAACTCGTTTTGATGTGTCAAATCCTAATGGTAATTTTGCGGTTACCTCTAATTATTACACACCTATATATAATACCACAGGAAATACTTTAATCC